GCATAACTATTCTCCTTCTAGTGGGTGTTTCTCCTCACAGCTCCTGGCTAGTGAGGGCACAACAAAGGTGCGCCCACAAAGGGCGCACCTGTAGGGGTGTTCAGTCTTCGTCGTATTCGACGTATCCAAGGAAGTCCCAGATGTCGTCGTCCATAACCACTCCTTATCTGGCATCAGGATGCAGGTTAAATGGCTGCTTTACTGCATTGCAGTGCAGCAGGGATCGATGGGGAACTACTCATAAGCGGAAGTCGGGCTCGGCCTATGAGAAGTGTCCGCAACTCTTACGTTAGGGACGTGGTGTTACGCATCCCTGACATGGCATCCATGTCACGGTGTCCTGACTAGACGCCAAGCAGGGCGGCAGCCTCGTCAGCAGTCAGGCCAAGGGCTTCCAACTTGGCGAGGGCGCTGGCCTTGGCGGCAGTCTTAGCCTCCTCAGCAGCGACCCGCTCTGCCTCAGCAGCAGCGGCAGCGGCGGCGTCGGCCTCACGCTGCGCGATCTCCTCGGCGGTGAGGGGTCGCTCCTCGACCTGGCCTGTCTCGCAGTTGACGATGACGGCGATGGGGGTGTCAGACATGGTGGCTCCTTATGCCTTAGTAATGCCGTAGAGATAGAAAGACGAGCCGGAAAGCACGTTGCCACTTGCTGGCGTAAACAGAAGGCTGCTGATTGCGCTAGTAGATGACCACAGGCCAGCGCCAGCCGCTATGAGAGACGTTGTAGAGTTATTCTCAGTGGCTACTTCTATGCTCATGGACTTGTTTGTCGATCCAGAATAATTTGGAATGTAGATTGACGTAATCCCGAAGGTGCTGCTTGTTGCTGTAGCCGCTGGAGCCCACATGTAGATCCAGTCTGAGTAGGCAACAGACGAAGCAACTGACCCATGTGTGTAGAGAATCCGGTAAGTGAAGTTTGTAGATGCCGAGTTGGGTTGAATCTTCAGATAGTCCCAAACGTCGTTTACGCTCAATCTGGCTGATACGACACACAGCAGATCGTCGTATGTTGCAGGAATTGAAGTGAACTCAACGCTAGCGGCATTGCTGCCCAGCACATTCTTGGCGATCAGTTTGCATGTCGTCGCCATCAGCGGCCCCCTGTCCTGAACTCATGGGTTAACGTCATCATGCGCTGGCCTTGATTCCGAAGAGGCTGAACGTGGAGCCGGAGGCCATCGTCGCTGCGCTAGATATTGTGATTGAGGTAATGGCAGACGTTGAACGCCACAGCCCGACAGTCCGCGTAGCGATGTGGCTTGCCGCCCCGCCCGACATTAGAATCGTCTTGAAAACGCTAGTGTTTGCGTAGGACATGAAATGGAATTGACCGATAACTGGACCCGGTGTGCCTTGGATCACGGTGTTTATGAGCGTCATGTTGTCGGCGCGTGCTGACCCTGCACTAGTCCCGTTTCCAAAAAGATAGGTGTACGAATAGTTCGATCCAGTATCGCCGTTCACTCGAATCTCAAATGAAGCAAATGAGCCAAGGGTTGCGGCAGGAATCAGAATCAAATCGGTGAAAGTGCCAGGGATGGAACTTAGGGTCACGGAAGTCGCTGAAGTGCCCAGGGTAGTCGAGGCGATGGGCTCATACGTCCTAGGCATCAGCGCCCCCCGTCTGTAATTGTGTCGTTAGTGTCATGGGGCCTTCACCCCGTACAGGGCCGCCGTCGAGTATTGAGCAAAGTTGGCAACATTTGGAAACACTTTGATAGATGACACCGCATCGGTAAGACGCCACAGACCTGACCGCAGCAACACGAAGCCTGAGCCGTTAGCGTCCCACCCAGACAGGGACCGTGCTGTCGTGTTCTTAGACGTACTCGCATAGTCAAGAATGTCAATTACAACTGCCCCGAACGCGCTAGATGTGGTGCCGTTCTGCGGAATCCATGCCGGATAGTTGCGCGGATCACTTGTAGATGTCCCGACAACCGCCGCAAATGCTCCGCTGCCGTCTCCATACAACTGATGAGTGGTGTAGTTGGTGGCAGTAGAGCCGTTGAACTGCATGCCAAGTTCGCGCCCAGCATTGGATGTACCCACATCGCGGCAGATCATCCGCAACTGGAGATGCTGATACGTGGATGGGATGCTGCTAAACGTAATGTCCGCAGCCCCGCCGCTGCCGACCGTAACCGTGGCGATGGACTCGAAATCACCACCACCCGCATAAATGAACGGATTGATAAAGAACATCAGGCACGCCGCCCGATGAGGTAAACCTTCGCGCCCTTAGCGCCAGTACCCGCCGTGTCAATGTCGATAGTGATCTCGGCATCGTCCGCGAGCGCGGAGTCGCTGATCGAGGTCGCAGTCGCAGCCGTCGTGGAGGTCTTCTCGTTGGCGTCGATGCTGAGCTTATTTGCCCCAAGGATCGACGTGCCGCCTTCGTTGATGTCGAAAGTCGGATTCCCCGACGTGGAGGCCGTGGTCAGGCTGGCCCGTACCGCTGTCACCGTCATAGCGAAAGGCATGCGGAAAGTGACCTTGGCTGTGCCCGTCGTGACGGCGGTTTCCTCATCAGACACCGCAACCGCGATCACCTCAGGGGAGCCACGCCAGACAAGGCCCGTGGACTCGCCCGAGGCAGCCGTCAGGATGAAATCATTAGTGCCGACCGCCAGCCGTGCGGGGGTGTTGTCCGCGGTGGCGGTGATCAGGTCGCCCTTGGCGTCAACTAGGGCTTTTAGAACATACTGGCTGTGAACATCAGTCGTCGTGTCATTCACATGGCTATTCGCCTCATCAAAATCCCTACCAGAAACACCATGCCTAAACACAGCTCCAGCATTATGAGACACAGCCGAAGTGCCATCCACACCACGAGTCACAGTGAGAGTAGTACCCGACACGCTAGTGACAGTCATAACCTCCTCAGAGGCCGTGTCAGGATCCACAATCGCAGTCCACGGAGTCTGAGCAGGAAACCCAGACAAAGCAGTAACCGTGATCGACGTTGTTGAATTATTAGCGGAAGCAGACAACGTGGTTGCTACCGCAGTAGACGAGTAATACCTACGGGCCATCAGTCCTACTTCCGGTAATGTACGGGCGTGTTGATTTCACCACGGAAACGAGCAACCTCCTCAGCAAGCCTCTGCTGATATAGCGCATACAAAGTTCTAGCCACGTTAGAAGCGGAGCCGATCTGGCGACGCTCATCAAAAAAGCCTGCCTGCACTGACGACGGATCCAGCAGAGCCACATCGATTGACGACACAAGTCGCGCAGCCGTCCCAAGAGCAACAACATCCCGGCACGATGCAGGCAAACCCGCTGTAGTTGTGAGCGTGTCCGAACCCGCTGACAGAAGAGTCGGATCCTTCAGGAACTGAACCTGCACAGTCCTGCCAGGAACAACCGAATCCCACACAGTGATCGTCTTGCCTGTCGCATACTGGGTCGCATTCGCCTGAAGGTCGATCTGCCATCTGCGAACAGTCTCCCAACGGCCCGAAGGGCCAACAGTCTTCCAAGTAACCTGGCTCACTTCATCCACCGTGGAAGGAATAGGGTAGGTGTTCGTGGCTGCCAGGAACGTGAACGTGTGAGTGTCCTTAGCCTTTAACTCTACACCCATAGAGGCGATAGTGTCGTTAATGGCACGCTTCACATAGTGGCGTGGGAACAGGGGATTGAACGTCACACGGGCATTGTCGCTGTGTGTGGCTGCTGTTGTCCCATCCACACCACGACCCCACGGCTGAAGGGCTACAGCGTTCGTCGTGATCGCGTCAATGTAGACAAGCTCATCATCAATCTCAGCCCGACCCATGCCTAGACGGGCACCGTTATCCACATTGAATGTGGTCGCTGTCCCATTAAGGCTGCCATTTAGGGCAGTCACAGACTCCTGAGAACGCACATAACCACGCAGCATCGACAGCACATCGTTAGTCAAATCGTCAAACGTCGTCACAGGTACTCCTCCGTGGTCACGATCTCCTCAGTCACCGTGTAACCAAGCCCCTCAAGTTCAGCCTTCAACGACGTAGACACCACATGGTCACGACCACCAGCCAAATACTTCTGGGCATTCCTCGTCCGCTCAAGATCAGGATGAGCGACCTCAGACCACACGCCACTCTCCTTCAACAAGGAAATACCCTCATACTCCTTGAACAGACGCCACTGGTAGGTGCTGACAGGTGGCCGGAAAATCCAGCCCTTCTTCGTCACCACAGCGTTACCGAAATCGTTACTGGGATCCACAGGGCCAGGGATAATGAACACGGTGGCGAGAGTGTCCGCATCCCCGAACTGCTCAGACCCAGCAATACCCGTAGGCGACATGACAGGTGTAAGGCTCGGAGAGCCAACAGAACCAGCAGAGGTAAACCCAGAAGGGTTCATGGATGTAAACGCCTCAGCGTTGCCTACAGAGGCTCCTGAGGGTATCCCTGCGACAGGAACTTTAGCCACCGTTTTAGCTGTCCCAACAGCGGCAGTGCCAGCAATGCTAGCAACAGAGAGCGAAGCGGACAAAGCAGGCGAACCGATACCACCAGCACCAGCAACACCAGACACGGCCACAGACGCTACAGTCGCAGCAGTACCCACAGCGGCAACAGAAGCAACCCCAGACACGACAACAGTCGCATTCACCTGAGCTGTACCCACAGCAGCAGAAGAAGCAACCCCGTCAGGGTAAGCAAACCTGAACAGGTCAGGACCCAGCTTTAATACTGGGCGCTCCGTTACATCAATAACGGTCATTCAGGACTAGAGGCTGAAAATCTTGTTGGCACCGTTATCCCACACCACGGTGATGTCACCGCCAGCAGGCTTAATCGGGATACCAGTACCCGAATCAATCCACGCAATCACACGCTGACTCGTATCAGCCACATCAGCGCCACCAGTCGAAGCAGACGACTGGAACAGCAGCAGCGCATGATCATTCGTGTCAGACGCAGGCGTCGTGAACGTCACATCAGCCGCGTCAAACACACCATTCGTCACAGTCTTAGACGACAGCGCAGACGACGTAGCATGAAGCGTGCCACCAGCACCAGTCACATCAGACACCGTGTCATGGGCAGTGTTATACGTGTAGCCCCGCACCAGGGCAACCTTGATCGTAGCCGTATCCAAGTCAATGCTCCCGTCAAGGAAACCTTCCTTGGCCTTCGGGAAGACAGCGTTCGCCACCTGTTCTCCTTAATCGAACTTAACAACTTGCCCCGTTTTGGGGCTGTAATGGGCACCGTTACTGAATGTGTTATCCGTGGCATCAAACGCTGCCCCGGCCTTCGCAGACAACTCAAACGCTTTATGAATGTCTGGAGTCCTAGTAGTTGCTGGCTGAATCCCCGCCTGACGGGCCTCAGCATAAAGATCAAGCTCACGGTTCTTACTCTTCTCCCGTGAAGCATCAATCCCAAGATGCGAGCGGGACCAACCCACACGCAAAGAAGCAGCCCTCAAGCACTGCCCGTAAGTCTCATGGTCTTTCGTAATACACCCGGTCCTGCAAGACATCAGATCCCCTTCAATGCCCCGCAGGGGCCACCCCACAATATGAGTGACCCCCGCAGGAACATCAACTATCAGGCGTTGATAGACGAAGCCGACTCAATGCGGTAAAGCGCAGCCTCACGGTAACGCTTCCACCCGAGAACGCCATACCAGCCCAGAGGGCGGTGACGCATCAGCTTGTCCGTAACCGGACCCATGATCGTGTGCGGCTCCTCAGCGACAGCCTCAGCCAGCGCCTGCTTGCCCACGATGATCGTGCGGTACACCTTCGCAGAAGTAGCACCATCCGTTGCCGAGTACATGCGAGGAGTCTCAATGAAGTAAGCACCCTCAAACGTACCGATGAATCCAGGCCAGAAGTTCTCCGTAGCATCGTACTTGTGGAGATCCTGGAACCCGCCACCCGTAGCCTCCTTGCGAAGATCGAAGGAAACCTCAGGGTGAATGTAGGCAGCGTAAAGGCTACCCTGACGCGGAACCGCAAGGTTCGCACGCAGCTTCGCAACAACGAAACGAATGTCGTCAGCCTTGATGATGTCCGTGATCTCAACCTCAGAAGTCTGAGTGGGAGTGTCGGACGAGTCACGGGCGAAACGAACATTGCTACCACCACGCAGCTCCGTCATCACAACAGAGTCAAGCGAGTCAGCCATGTTGTACGCGATGATGTCAGCAGCAGCCGGGTCAACATCGGACAGCGAGAACAGACCCAGCTTGCGGGTGAGCAGGGCAGCATTGCCGTACTCGTTCAGAGTAACAGTGACCGTGGTCGTGTTGCTCAGTGCAACCGCATCAGGATCAACGTTCTCAGTCAGGGTCGAAGTTGCCTGAGCCAGATCAGCATAAATCTGGAAAACAACAGACGAACCCGGCATGGCCTGCTGGACGGGCCGCTTATCAGCAATGTCACGGATGAGCGGCTGCGACCGCAGTGCCATCTCAACATAACGATCATAAGCAGTCTGGACAAGGTTAGTCATACCAGTCTGATTGGAGATCGTGCTAGTACCAGTGTAGGTATTAGGCATAGTTGAGATTCACCACCTTTCGCAAATAGTTATTGGACTACTGGTCAGTACACCGGGGGACCACCGGAACCCTGGAACAGAATCCTGTTCAGGTCTTCCGGTGTCTTCGCAGCGGCAATCATTGCCATGATCTGCGACTCGTCACCAGCCGGTGCCTGTCCCGCATTCACAACCTCATTGAACTGCTGATAGCCAGGGGGAACCATCACATCCTGCTGAAAGTCCATCTGCTCATTCTGAGAGCCATCGCTGTCCGCAGCCACAGTCGTGGGCTGGAACACATCGGCCTTCTCATCAAGCCAAGAAACAATCTCTGCTTCGTTAGTGATATCCCCCGGGATCAAATCAGCGATCTTCGGGTTGTAACCGCGAGACGCGAGAACGTCTGCCACTGTCCGCTTACGCGATTCGACGCGGTAACCTTGAAGTTCACCCTCAAGTTCCTTCAACCGCTTCACAGCGGCCTTATGTGCCCGACGCACCTGCGTCATAGCACCATCATCGTAATCATCGAAATCGTCAGGCAGATCATACTCGTGCTGGGCCATATGCCCTCACCCTCTTCTCATCCGTGGAAGTCGCCACCCACACACGCAACTGGGGAAGTAGCGTGTGGCTGTGACTATCGGTCTTGTGACGCACACCAGGGCCGACCGATCTGGTGTGGAGTGGAGCTGCTGGGAATCGAACCCAGGTCTAGGTCTGTCACCATCGTGTGGTTTTACAGTCCTGCTTTCCATTCAGCCCCGAACAGGACTAACGTCCCGTATGAACCCTGTACCACTTGTAGTCATCCACGCCTATAGGTTCCTTTCGACCCCGAGAGAACCCGCAGCAGTCCCAGCCGACCCAGCGAACCGCGCACGCTCACGCCGTGCACGCCTCTCCGACGCGAGCCTCGCCTGCTCATCACCGAAAGCAGCAGCAAGAGCGTCCCTCTGATCAAACGCTTCACGGTCGATTCCGGCAAGAGTTGTCTCCCTCTCAGCGACACGACGAGCCCTACCGAACTCGCCCTCAAGTTGAGCCAGGGTTCCCATCTGGAACGGGTCAATCGTTGCACCCACAGAAGTACCGGCAAGACGCTCAGCGTAGGCACGGTCCATGCTGAACCCTGCACGCTCCGCAGCAGCACCAATCTGTGCAGTACGAGCAATCCCGCGAATACCCTCTTGGGTGCGGATAGCCTCGTTACGGTCAGCCTTGAAACGCAGACCCTGCTCGTTAGTCAAACCAAGCATATACGCTGTCAGGTCACCGTCACTCACATCGTAATATTGACGCAACTCAGCAGCCACGAGAGGATTCATTGCCTGCTTTGCAGCAACAACCCGCTCCTCAACCTCGCGTACAGAAAGACCAGCACCAATCAAGCGAGCATAATCCTCAGGCGAGTCATAGTATGTCGGATCAATACCGTAGTTAGACATGACATTACGGTACGAGGACTCAAGTCCAATGTACTGAGCCTCAGAGATAGCCTGACCACGAGCAATCAGTTCAGACATGCCAGCAAAACGGCGCTTATAGATATCCGTGTCACGGAACTTCATCAACACGGCATCCGTGCCAGCATCGGCAAGACCAGACTGAATCCAACCCTCAACCTGGCCCATCAAAGTGGTAATGTCAGCGTCACCGAAACCGAACTGTCTGAACAGGCCACGCAGATACTCACGGGCAATAGCCCGTGTAGCAATCTGCTTCGTGTCGTCAGGGCCAGGAGGCTCAGTCGGAGTAACCGGATCTATAGGATCTGCCGGGTCTACAGGATCTGTAGGTGTCTGCCGGAAACCCCAACCAGTAGCGTCATCCCACACCCACTCGTAACCCTCAGGCAGAGTCTGGGTAGGACGCTCATCCTTCGTCAGGCGAGTCTCAATCCACGCCTGACCGTTCCACTTCCACGCAAAGCCAGGTCGTGGAGTCGCTTTGGGAGGGTTACCGGGCTTAGGGGTATTGCTCCACGGGAACGGACCAGAGCCTGAGCCAGTACCCGGCTCGTTTGGATTAGGGCCGCCACTTGGTGGCTTCTTGTCACCCGGCTTCTTGGGCTTCCTTGAATCAGCCATCCCTACCCCACAAATCCCATCATGCGAGCCAAATCAGACCCAATCTGCGAGTAGGTGGACAAAGCATTGGTCGTGTACTGCCAACGCTCATCCTTCTTAATCGCCTGGTTGAACTCCCACAACGGCATCAGCCTCGGCTGATTCTTGTCGTCAAGACTCGTGAATGCCTTCCGCAACAGCGGATCATTCAAATCCACCGAACTGGGATCCCGAAGTTCCAGCATCTGAGCAAGCTCACCGATATAGCCCGAAGCCAAATCCCGAACCGAACGATCCTTTGAGAGCCTGCCAGCGAACACCGGATACTTCGACTCAGCCTCAGCAATCAGCTCATTCCAGGCATCGTCCTCGTCATAGTTCGAGTTAGGATTCAGAATCTGCTGGGCGGTTCTCTTCGCCCAATCAGCGTCACGAGTCAACCCGTACTCGCGAGCAGCTTCAGACAGCGTGCGCTCCGTATCAAGCAACGCCCCGCCAGGGGTCAACTCTGCGCCACCAGCCTGCTGCTTACCGAACTGACCAGCAAGCCACACCTTCAGACCACGCTCATCCGCAAGATCCCAACCCTGATAAAGGTAGCGGCGAGCAATCTTATCCAGTTCACCCTCATCGACCTGCATATTGTAGATCGACTCAGCCATGTCACGGATCTTCTGCTTCACAGCCTCAATAGAGTCAATCCACTTACCCTGCTGGGCAGGATCATTCTCCATAATAAAGGCTTCAAGCCAGCGGTTACCCCGGCCCTTCTCCTTCTGGCCCTTCCACCAGTCAGACTTGTAAATCTCACCAATGAATTTCTCGGTAGACCAGCCATTAGACACAGCTTGAGAAAACAGATTAATCAGGGCAGGGTTCTGCTTAACAAGGTCACGAACCCAGTCGCCAACCTCATCATAGTAGTCGCCAAGATATTTCTCAGTCAGGCGACTGCGGTCAGAACCACGAGACTCACGATACTTATCAACAGCCTTCTGAGCATCCTCAACAGCCTGCTCAAGCGCCTTAATATCAGGAGCGTTATTCTGTCGCCCAAGTTTCAGATTGCTTTGCGCGTCACGAAGTTGACGCTCAAGAAGCCTAACAACAACATCAAATGTGTTTTCAGCGGCCATTATGCACCACCAAGAAGAGCAGACATAAATGTGCGGTAGTACCTGTCAGCCTGCGACTCCGTATAGTCAGGCAGCGTTTCAACGAACTCTTGTGCCACGACACCAGCGTCGATACCTCCAGACTGGGTGACAGTGCTGCCATTAGCACTCACAACCATCGGATTGTTACGCTGATAGTCCTGAAGTAGTTCAAGAAATCTACTGACCTCATTAGCTTTAGGGTCACGGCCTACCGCTGACTGCATAAACTGAGTCAACAAAGCCTGAGCTTGCGTTGGTGAAGCAAGGTCAATGCGCTCAGAAGTGGCACCACCCCCGCCTCCATAACCACCACCACCTGAAGGATAACCGCCAGGAGTAGAGCCGTCAGGAGACTCACTAGCAGTGACACCCTCAGAAAAAATCTGCTGCAACATCTGCCAAGCAGGAGGAGCTCCCTCACTGATAGCGGCATTCATGATATCCTTCTGCCAGAAACCCTCAGCCCACTGATCACTGTAGTTAGGGTAATCCCTGTAATATGCGCGAGCAGCAGCCTGGATGATTGCTTTTGAGGCAGGGTCAGACCAGTATGCTTCACGCAAATCACCAGAATTTTGGGCCCGGTAAATCAATGGCAAAGAGGGAATCTGCTGCTCCATGCGGTCAGCAGTACCCCAAACTGGGGGGCGGTAAGCAATGTCATACCGCAAGTAGGCAGGCTCGCGAGGGGAACCGGTACTTGCCGTAGTAGTAGGATTCGGTGGAGTAAACGTAAAGTTCTTCTTGTCCTTCTTAGGTGCAGGCGTGCCGCTATCAACATAACCATAGCCAGGAACATAAACTCTATCGCTCACTGACTAACACCTTCCTCAGCAGGAATCGGAAACTCGGACCCGATGCTCAACGGTCGATCAAGCAGTTGCTGCCCAGACAAATCGCGTCCAGCAAGATAACGCTCATAGTATCCAGCAAAATTGCCTGCCTGCGGAAGATACTCATCACGTACCCACTGATCCCACTGAGTAGCCATAGCCTTGCGGTCAGCAGAAGTTTCCAACTGCTCGTACTGAAGGCGAGCGTTGTACAGTTCCATCCTGTAATCGCGAATAGTCTGCCAAGTCTGCGAGCGACCAACAGTAGACATAAACTTGCGATCACGTAGAAGGTAATCAATACCATCTAGGGAACGCTCGGCCTTACCAATATCGAAAGAATCCTTCTCGGCCTTCCATAAAGCATTATCAGGGTCGCTGCGGAAACCCTGCTCAAACGCTTCCCACTCCTCGTACAGCCAAGCACTCTCATTGTCAGGAGAAAGCGTCTTGAAACCGTACTGAAGCTTAGTCGCATCAAGTTTGGCAACAGCACGATTCCAGTAAGACCAAGACCTAGAAATCTTGTACTCGTCCTGCCGCTCTTGCGGCGACTGGCGGGACCGAACAGGCTCAACATCACCAGGAATGAACGCTGTTTCCTGCCAGTTGTAAACAACCTCGTCAAACTCTGCTTCGTCGTAAGACTGCTCGTCAAGGAACAGCAAGGAAGCAAGCATGTTTGGGTTCTGTGGAGACATCTCGCGAAGAGCGGCAAGAGTATCTTGGTTGTTTTGCCAAATCTGGTAGGCATCCTGCGTAGCAGGCATACCGGCACGGTTCCTAGAAGTTGACTGCATCATAAAGAAAAACTCGGGACCGTACATAGAGCGTGCCTGCGCTACAGCAGCGGGAAAGTCATTCGGGAATGAAGCGCGAATCTTGTACCACTCGTCACGCGCCCACTGGCCCTCGGGGCTAGTCATGATAGCGCCAGGACTAAGCCAGGAAGAAGCAGTACCATTCACGTAGTATTCGACAGCGTTGCTGTAGGACTCTTCAATGCTGGGCATTTCTCCAGGAAAACCATCCTTGGCCCACTGGAAAAGACGGTAGTCGTAATCCTGCATAACAACCCTAGCCCAGTCCTCATCGGGAATCTCTTGGAAGAATGGGTTGTCAACCCCACCAAGTTCCTCAATGTTGCGAGCAAGAAGGATACCCTTCTTTTGGTATGAAGCAAGGAGCGGGTCAAGAGGAATGCCGAGAAGATCATAGTTAGGGTCGGTCCCAGTGCCGTACCCAAACATTGCTTCCCAAACCTCAGGGAAACGATCTTTAATTGCCTTAGATAGCTCAGGCTTTTCCCGCATCATTGCGCTCACGGGAAGAGTAAGAGTCGGCAGATACCCGCCCTCCTGTGTTCCAAGGTTGATCGAATTAGCATCAATCTTCAAGTTGGAATCTACAGGAATATCCCACTCTTCAGGAATGGAGAACACAATGTACTTTGTGTCCTTCCAAGACTTAACCTCGTTACCGTCCTCGTCAGTTCCAAGAAACTCAAGAACGTTCATCCATGCGTTAGCCATCACCGTCGCGCGGCCAGGATTTCGGTAGGCAAGACGGAAATACCTGTATGCCGTGTTCCAGGCGGCAGCAGCAAACGCTGTAATGTAACGCATAGAAAACACAGGGTTTGTCATGCGGCGAACATTATAAAAAGTGTTTTCCATTTCTTTCAACGCACGCGCTTGAGCAGTAGTTCGCATGGCCTGAAGAGCAGCACCGTCAACAATCTGACCACGGTCCTGTGCAATTCTAATTTCACGCTCCATCTCGCGACGGTACTCGCGAGTCATAAACGGGAAACGACCAAAGCGAGATTCGGGCTTTACCGCAAGATTGCCCCAAAGTTTATTCAAAGCATTGTTTACGGCACGGTTGACTCTTGCGGCACGGTTGCCAACAAACTCAAGGCCACGGCCATAGATAGGCGCAAGACCCTCAATTCCTCCCAGAGCCGCCTGAATCTCACCTGGAGTCCACTCACGAGACTCAACAAGGCGAGCCCTGAAAGTCGGATCAGGGAAGTAATTATTCAAATCCTTGCGAGTTTTCGCAATAATGCCATCTTCAAACTTAGTGATACGAGCGCCGACAGTCTCACCCGCAAGAGGAGTTGCTGGAACTGAGCCACGAGGGCCACCACGAAGTTGCTCGTAAGTCCAGCCCATTTGCTCCATGTACTTCTTACCAGTAGGAGACTGAAACCACTTCATAATCTCCATATCAGATTTACCGGAAAGAAGAAGGTTAGCAAATTCGTCACCAACAATGTGGCGGTTGATAACGTAAGTAAGTTCGGTCCAGTAGCGCGGATCAAACGGCTGAATCGCTTCACCGAGTTCGCTTTGCCGCCAACGCAAACCAGAGCCTACACCGTTCAACCTGCCACCGGTCATAGTCTGAGCAGCAGTCAAATCAGCAGCAGCCTCGGCGCGGTACGCGGAACCATAGTTGTCAACAGTGCTAAACGGTGCAGGGATCTTGTAGATAATCCCACCGACGTTCAGTTCGTAGTCAACCTCACCACTCAGTTCCCGCTCACCTAGTTTCTCGCGAGCAAGAACACGAGAAGCAATACGGTCAGAAAGCGAAGCACGCTCACCGTCAAGAGCAGCAATCTCATCCCGTAGCTTTTGCATTTCCTTCAAAGCATTAGGCTCAAGAAGAAACGTCTGCTCACGAATATCATCAAGTTTGGCCGTAAGGTCATCAAGCAAGGCTTGAGCGTCAAGGTCGCCTACGTCAACCTTGCTGCGAGCAAAAATGAGAGAACTCAACTGGTCAAGTTCAGCCTGCTCAACGGGCGTTAAACCCGAAGAAGAAATCTTCTTCTTCGACAGCATCCTAGCCGTAACTTCAAGATCACCAATCTGTTCGTCAATAAAGCGAGGCGATTCTCCTCTATTGACAATTTCCGTTCGCCTGGTGCGAAGACGGTTAATCTGATCAAGAGTTGAAACTAGGTCGCGGGTTCCTGATTGGCGAGTGGCTGCAAGATCACGCAACTCATCAATGCGGCGAGTAGCCTCCGACACAAACTCAGGGTCAGTCAAAGCAGTACGAAGATTAGTCACACGATTAGACAACTCAGAATACGTCGGAACCTCGTCAACCTGGGTCCACGCATCATCAATCAAATCAAGTTCCTTCTCAAGATCCTTGACCTGACGATACACAACCTTACGCTCTGCCTTAGCAGCATCAAGATACGCGGCCCTTGTTGAAGGGGAAGTACCAGCAGAATCTAAGTCATCGATGTGCGCCTGAAGTTCCTCAAGACGACGACTCTTCTCAAGGTAAGAAGAAAAAATCTCTTGAGCCCTCTTGGCGTCCTTGCGAGCAGGAGACAAAGGCAACTTGTCTCTTACCGCATACTTAAACTGAAGAATGCGACGCTCATTGTTTGTGTCAAAACGCTTAAGCGCATTACCGAGGCCATCGGCAGGGAACAGGCTGCCGTCAGCCAGCATGGAAGCCACACCTGGCTCGGCAAAAGAATTCTTCGGAACGTACCCCGGTCGGAAAAGAATATTCGTGCGGAACCACTTAAAGATAGCGTCAAAAGCAGAACTCGTCCAGCGCATCAGTCTGCGCGTTCCACGACCACGACGAGCGTAACGAGTAGAACTTACTGTGCGAAGAGCCCAGTCAAGATCGTCCAACGGCATCAGCATCAAAGAATCAGGCAACTGACGCATCGTGACGGGATCAGGAACAGTCACACCTGCTTCATCAACAAAAAATCCATCATTAGCAACCTGCGCTTGAGACTCGTCAACCTTCTCGCGGAGCCCTGTAATAATTTTTTCTTTATCAGCAGTAGGAATGTTGTACTTGTTCACCGGAACAGAAATAAGTTCTTCTTGCAGTTCACGAACCGTAGTATCAAGTGCCTTGTCTCCCCGGGCCTTAGCATCAGCGATACGGGCGATAGCCTCCGCACGCCAAGCCCATGCAGGCATACGGACAGTCTCAGAAATTTTAGTATCAGGATCGACCTTGGTAACAGTCCAATTCTTTTGACGAAGAGTTCGCGCACTACGCGAGTACGCAATCATCTCCTCAACGACCTCATCGGGTCGAAGGCGATTGTAGCTCACCATGTTCAAAGGCTGCCGGTTACCAGCCCAAAACAAAAGCGTGGTCAACGGGCCAGAAGCACGATCCCCAAGAGGAATCTCAACGTAAGTGTTTGGCCGGTTTATGCGCGCGTCGGCAATTGTTCTACGCAGCCAACGCTGTGCCATTCCAGTTGCGTTAGCAATCGGCGCAACACCCTCAGTGCCAATCGGAACGAAGTTTGCACCAGTGCCACGAATAGCGTTGAGCTTGCCAGGTTCGGGCACGTTAGGAGTAGCAAACTCGTCAAAAGCAGGAGGCTGCTTCTTCAAGGCCTCAATTTCAGACTGAATGCGGCGTATATCAACAACCGCCTCCCCGCGCTGCTGCGAGCCCATCTGAAGGTTCAAGGGGTTATCAGCCTCTGCCATTTTGTTTCTTGCGGCCTCAAGTTCATCATTCAAAGCCGCAAGACGCTGACCCCTAGCACTCGTCAGCGGAATACCGTCAATCTTCGCAACAACATCGTCAACAATGTCAACAGGGTCATCCATCTTGCCAGACATAAACATATCGCGCACAGAACGGAAAAACTCATCACGCTCAACAGCCGAATCAAAAGTAGCCTTGATAACTCTGGCTTGCTGAGGCGACGGAATAAACTGACCGCCAACAGCAAACTCGCGAGCAAGTTTTTCATTCATGTCGGTCAATGACCACACCGTATCAGGCGCAGTGTTAAACAACCGCCCAAGGGCAAGCGGGTCACCACGGTCAGCAAGGACAAGTTCAGTGATCAAATCCTCGCTGTCGGTCTTTGCTATATTCCTGGCAAGTTCCGTGGAATTGAAAGAGCCAGATCCCGTCCACCGGGTAAGAAGAGGATTGCTAAGAATGCGAGCAACATCTGTTTCCTTGGCAAGATCCTCAACATACTTGCCATCAATGTTAAATCTACCAGACTGTCCGTTAGTTGCCCGATACTCCCGGTGACCCTCAATTCCTTCGCGCATGCGAGTAACTTTCTGAAGGTCATCAATCTTAGTAGAAAGACCAGCAGCCTTCTTCACGGTTGAAGCGGCAGCATTAACACCCTTGCCACCGGCAAGAAGAAGGAAGGCAAGATCGTAGGTGCCAGACACCACAGTGCCGAGAGGAGAATTATCCCAAGCCTCTTCATACTGCTCAGGGGTAACACCACCGACCTGAGGGTAAGGCTCACTAATGGCACGGTAAAGATTTGCTGCCTCGGCAGGAGCGCCAGGTGTGACCTGAATAGGAGCACGCTCTGCAAGCTGACGTTGAATTAGTGCGCGAGCAGGAGAAATGTACTCGCTTGCGTTCCACATGTCAACAAAATCTTGAAGTTGAATACCGTCGCGATACAGTGGATTAATGTTGCGTCGAGAAGTTGCAGAAGCCTGAAGCAACGTAGAAGCAGGACGAGCAAGAAGATACGACTCTGCTACGTCAATAGCAGTCAGGCCGCCGAGAACAGTTTGGGCTCCAGCCCTAGCGGGAGCAGTAAGCACCTGACCGGCAGTTGAACGGCCAGCAGTGTCAACAACGTTAGAAACCCACGTGTTTTCGAAAGGCCACAGCCAGTCTGCGACAGCGGGGATCCCGCCTCGCGTTTCACCTGTCTGCGAGTCGGGAGTACCAAAGAGGAAATCCTCTATAAAGTTACCCACCGAAAATCCTGTCTCCGTAAAGATCACGGGTTCGTTGTGCTGAAAGAGAATCAAGGAACTGGTCACGCTCAACTAGCGATTCCCACGGCACTTGCGCTAAACCCCACGCAATATCAGCATTCTCAAAACCAACAGCGTCAGCGGCTGCAGCAAAGTTGTCCCAGACCGTTCCGGCCTTCCACTTGCCACGCTTCATCGCGAACCCTGGAGATACCGCACCAGTGCGCGAAATCTGTCTGGTGCGCCATCATATGTTGCTACCTGTTGCAACACGGGAAGATATTTAGTGACAACCTCAAGGTTGTTCACTGGCTTAGACATTTGCAAGGTTTCTGCCGGTCCCGGTCCAGGTCCGAAAGGGGCACCCGCAGTAATAGGCTCATCCGGTCGCTCCGTAGGAGCAAACAGAGGAGTAGGGCGAGCCATCTCAGGTGCGGCCTGACGACCACCACGGGCACGAGGAGTAGCAGCACGGCCCTCAGAAGCCTGCGACATGGGTGCTGAAGTCTGAAGATCCATCATCTCCTGACCCTCACCATACTCACCACCAGCCATATACCTCGCGCCCTGACCATCAGTACGACGCGACATAGCACCAGGCCCAGACACGGGCGCAGGATTACTCGGCTGGCGGTAACCACCACGACCCTCAGCCATCCTGCTCCTTCACAACAATCTTAGAAATGTCAGCCGCTGTCTCATCAGCGAACTCTTCCCGATCCACCTGAACCCACTCATGCGCCGACTGACCCAAAGCCAGCATCGCCAAGTTGTGGAAGTGGGTGGCTGCTGCCTCAGCGAGCTGCGAAGCAAACATCATCGATGTGGCTACCGTGTCTGAGTTGAACCAGGGTGTGGCCTCAACGACTACAGGCTCGTCTTCAACGATCTCAATGATCTCGTCGTCCTCGTCCACACCCGGTCCTTCCTATGCACGCTTCTTTTTCGTAGAACCCGGCGGTTTCGGACCCTCAGACCCTGCAACATCGGCAGCAGCACGACGCTTAGAAGCATTCTTCTCTGCCTGCTTCGCAGCCTTCTGCTGATCCTGAACATGCCGCCAGTACCTGTACCTGGCACTTTCACGGCGGTTAATGTCAGTGCGAAAAATCAACTCGCCAGAACGCGGATCTTTCTTCTGCTCGCCCATGTCACCACTTCACCTTGTCAGCCCAATAGGCCGCGCTCATCTTGCCCTTCGCAATATTCTTCGCATGACGCGCCTTAAACGACGCCTGACGCTTAGTAGGCTGACGGTCACCCGTCACACCCTGCTGCCCAAACCGAATTGTCTTAACCCGGCTACCCTCCTTAGCCACAACAACATGCGACTTAGTAGGATGGTTAGGAGTGCGCTTCGGCTTGTTGTAGCCAGACACGCCAGCACGCGCAAGGCGCGGGTCTTTACTTGGCACGCTTCCTCCTCACGGCAGCGTTATCAACAAGATTAGGATACGGCCTACCCGCCTTCTTAGCCCTAGCCTTAGCAGCAGCCTTCTGGCTCGCTGTCAACGGTGTGGACTTCTTCGACGGGTTAGGCCGATCCCAAAACGCCTTCTTATTAGCCACGGGGCTTAGGCCGAGTGGTCGGCTTGAACGGCGTAGCAGGTTTCTTACCGGGTTTCTTAGCCATAACCTTCTTGCTACCCGTATTCTTCTTACCGGGAAGCGGCTTGTAACCCTTCATATCAGCGAGCCTTCTTGCGGCGAGGCATAGACTTCTTAGGACCCTCTACGCCCAGGTACTTAGCCACCTGCTTATTCGTCATTTCGACAGTTTTACGAGCAGTCTTGGCGACGCGACGAGCCTCAGGCTTCTTTCGACTTGCAGCCATGTCAGCGACTCCTCTTCTTGGCAGCAGCCTTCTTAGCGGCAGGCTTGCGCTTCTCGTAACGGTAGGACTCGATCTCTACCCCTCCGGTGGGCCGGTAGACACCCTGTGTGGTCGTGGTGCGACCGCTAGATCCCTTGCCACCCTTGTTCTTCGTGCTTCCCGCTGGTTGAACGCGAGTTCGCCCACCAGAACCCTTACCCGTCTTACCTGACTGCGCCTTCATCACTTGCTCCCGCTCTTGCTACCACCGTAGCCATTGCCGACCTTTGACTGACACCCACAGAAATTGCACATCAGCGAGTCCCCTTACCTGAGCCACGAGTACCACCCGGCTGCTTCGCAACAGAATGATTCGTCCACGAATTCGCAGTACCCTCATAACGATGCGGAAGCGCATTCGTGCCATCCACCATCGCAACATTCACATTCGGAGGCTGCACATACGCGGCAGCCTTACCACCCTGATTCGCAGGCTTCTTAGGCGCTGCTGCCGGAACGGCCATAACCACTCTCCTTATGCAATCGGAACACGACGAGAAACAGAAGCTGACAAGTTAGGTTGCCCAGACGCGGACAACCCAGCAAGAAGGAAGTTCAAATCAGGACGCCCACCAGGCGGCAAACCAGCCTGCCCAGGTGCAACACCACGCGGCCTACCGAAAGCATCAATACCTTCCATGCTTTCACCACCCGGCATGGGAGCCTCGCCAGGTGCGCCAGGGACCGGGGAAGCGCCAACATCTGCAGGCTCAACCATGCCAGGTGGCGGCTCTTGGGGAGCGAAAGCTTCAGCGATCACTTCCTCAATAGGCTTACCCTTCTGCCTACCTTCAATGATCAAGGCAAGACGGGCAAGAATCTCACCAGGATCTTGACCATTCTGAGCCAGAACAGGGATAGCCTGCGCGTAACCAGACACCGCTTGACGCAGCGCCTGACGCATATCCTCAATGTCCAGCTTCTGCTCTTCCTCTGTCGCGTTCAACGAGAACGGCAGAGAACGGCGCAGCCAGTCCTGCGAGATGAGACGGTCACCACGGGCCTGCAACCCAAACACCAGTGCACGGTTAGGGTCCAGACCCGCCATGAGGCCATACTGAACATCGACCGAGTAATCGTTCTTGATGTCTTTCTCGGGCGAGTATGAAACCTCATAAGGTGTACCGTTGTCGTTGCCGCGAACAGTTTTACGGAACGACGGCCAGCATCGCTCTTCCACCTCAAAGCAGAGAGCGATAAGATCAGTGTATGCTTCAGCGAACATGGCGTGAGCGGTACGCACCTGCGTGTCAAACCCAGTCATCAACGCCTGAACGCCGCGACCAGTGACAATGCTCGCGTCTAGGTTGCCACCACGAACCTCAGGATACCTAGATCCTTGACGCAGCTCGTTATCAAGAACACCCTGCTCTTGGAACGCGGCAGCAGGAACCTCGAGCGGGATACGCCGAATCTTCTCCGGTGTCGTAGAACGCAGCACCGCGTCAGCGCCAAGCGAAAGTTCCTGCACATCCTGCGGCAGGGCAATCGGTGCCTGAACCGACTTCTGTGCCGCTTCCATCGCAAGCAGAGCAAAACGTGCCTTCGCCACCTGCACCGCAATAACGTCATCGAACTGGCCCCTAGGGTCCTCATCCAGGCCAGGACGACGCACCTCAACCGCGAGGCACTTGCCCACCGGGTTCGCGGTACGCAGCAGTTCGATCCCGCCCTCACCAGGTAAGAATAGGATATCCGCATCCTTGTCGTGATACCTCACGACCTCAATCTTCGTGGACATGCCAGGGACCTGCTGCAAGATCACGTTCTGCAGTTGCGGGAACTTCGCAATCAAGTCATCAATGTGGTAGTTGATCGTCTGGAACAGCGCCTTCACCCGGTCACGCTTATCGCGCACCGTGTAGCAGCCCATCGAATCCAGCCACTTTATGCGCGGCATCTTCTCGTCCCAGTCAATCTCCACAATACCGGGAACGAAACCGTAAGTCACAAACCGATCAGCGGCAGTATAAGCCTGCTTCTGCAACTGCGAATACTGCACATAGTAGGTGGCGATACGGGTACGCATCTCTGCACGCTTACGCGCAGAATCCGACACCATAGACGAGCTAGAGCAGTTGAATGAAGGCAGAGGCGCGATCACCTCAGACAGGTCACGCGCAGCCACATCCACCATGTTCGCCACAATCGGGCGAGTGAACGGGCCATCCTCAGGGAACAGTTCAGGGAACACCATTCCCATTTGACCGCCACGAACCTGCTTAATGTCACGCATCCGCTGGTCACGGTCATTGTTCTGCACACGCAGCCTGTTGTAGAGGCTGGCAACCTCAGCCGTTGTCGGCACCCATCCTCCTACAGGGTCACGAACATGCGGTCACGTTCCGCATCATTCAAGTTAACCGTCGCTCGCGTAGACTTATCGAAACGGGTAGCGAACGGGTTATTCACGTGGGAACGAGCAAAATTGCTCATCGCCATCACGCGATCACGGCAAGCAAGTTCAGCGAACCACAAAGCCATCACAATATCTGTCTTCTGCGTTTTAGGTGCGGCAGGATGCCAAATCAGCAACTGCTCCACCAGCGACTTCGCCGCCTCACTAATAGCAGTTGAAGGCAGTTCAATCAGTTGACGTTTATCTTCCCAACCAGCCCACAGTGTCGTCATAGATGCGACACCGAAATCAACGTCATGCTTATTGGAGCCAGTGAAATGCTCCCGCAACACGGCACCAGCGCCAGCCAGGTACTCCCTGACCTCCCGGTCCTGGGTGAGCATCGACTGGAAAGCGTTCTTCTCCACACGCCACTCAGTGATACCGTACTTAGATGTCCACTCCCTGATCAGATCCCTGATCTGGTCCGGTGTCATCGCAGGCTTGTTCCAAATGTCCAACACGTAACGTCTCTGCGTCGCCGGGTCCAAACCAATCACCACGGCTGCCGTGTGCCCCGCCATTGCCGGGTCCAAGCCAGCTACACATATCAGACCATCCATCCCGTCAGGGCGACAGTTCACCATGCCCCTCGGCATCAAGCCCGTCATGCGGTTACCGTTGATGGAGGCACGCATCGCTTCAGCAGAAAAAATACCCACATCGGCAACCTGCTGCTGTTGGTACACTAGAGCCCATGCTCTTGGACTAACACGGGCACGTTTCTTCGCCAGCCTAGGCCCATCCCACTTCGGGAACAACCCATCCTCGTCAGGTTCCGCGTCGCGGCCCTTCACGCCCGGTTCCGGCTGGTTCGACCTCGGCCACAACGTCACCCACTTCGCCGGATCCTCATCAGCATCCAGCAGGGCAGGCATCGCCAGGTACGTCCACGGGGAAACCTCATCCGGATACCTGTTAGCTTCACGGATCTCCGAATACAGATCCTTCGACGCTAGGCGGGTCCCCACCACCAGCAGGGCACCCGTAGAGGAAATACGGGAAATCACCTCAGACTGCAACCAGTCGATCTGCTTCTCAAACTCGTGCGCGTTCGTCAAATCCACGCAGTCATCCATGATAATCAAATCGGCACGGGCACCATAAATGTGACCACGGATACCAAGAGCTTGGACAGTCGGGTCCTTTTCGCCCGAATCGCGTGCATCATCCGAAATGTAGATCATGTTCTGATTCCACGCCTCAGCCTTAGAATCAAAACCACCCACCGGGGCGTAGTTCGCAATCATCTCCGCATACTTCGGATGCGTCAAGCGCGTCTTGATGGCGTACAGCATCTTCTTCGCCATATCCTGCGTCTTCGACACCACAATCACGCGAATATTAGGATCCATACAAATCCGGTACGTCACATAATTGATCGTCACCGACGTAGTCTTCGCATGCTCGGGGGGCATGTTCACGATCAGCAGGTCCCGCTCACCCGGCTCATACGTCATCCCCGCATGACGCCAGCTAGGGTCATTCCCCTCAATCAGATCCACCACATTCTGCATGTGCGGGAACACCCGCGCATCCAAATACCTCTCAGAAAACTCTGAGAAAGGGATCTGCTCGCCCTTCACATGCTGCGCCCCCACACGCATCTGCCGGATCCGGTCAGCATCCAAAGCGAACTGGCGATCCTTACGCCGCCACTCCTCATACGTCGTCCGCGTCCGGCCAGCCATCTCCAGCGCGTCATTAATCGTACGGCCCTCAGCATAAAACTCAAGAAACCGCTTCTTCGCCTCAGCCGGAAGATCATTCCGCTTCCTGCCAGCACCGCTTGCAGCCACGGAACACCCCTACCCTAAATCCAGGGACCACCCACAGGGGGGCCACAAGCTATCCACAGCCTGTGGACAACGGCACCTATAGTACAACGGCGAGGGTCCTCTCCCAGAGGACACACTACACCCGCCTATACCTACATTTAAACCTACACCTGACAGAAAAACCTACTGACAGAAATACCTATAACGCGGCCCCCTGAAGGGGCCGCTTATAAAACCCTCTATATATATATCCTTGTCCAGACACCTCCAGGTGGACACCTAAAACCAAAGAATTTACCTAAATGTGACCGACCTCACACAAAAAAACGGACAAACAGGTATATAACAGGCCAGCTACAGGGGGCACACAAGATTACAATACTATGCAAAATTAGATACGGATAGTATATATATATAGTATATGTGTTGTTTAACACCCTGGGGTCATTCGTACATATGTACGGTTAGGATAGGCTAACCTAACCTGCCCATAGGTCGCCTAATCTTCGGGCATATCCCCCCATAGGGGGAGGGTAGGGGAGGGTAGGCGACCCTAACCCTATACTATAGGACACGGTATAGGTATAGGTAAGGGTAGGCTAACCTGCATTAGGCCAGGGTAGGCCAACACCTAACAACGTTAGGCGAGAGACTATCCTGACTGTGTTACTGGCGGGTAACTTAGGGTTGCCTAACCTGGAGCTCTGTTACCTAATCGTTACCTAAGGGGCCTTGACATGGTGTGCCTATGGTGGGATAATGCCTAGCCTTTGGGGTAGTTGAACGTTGAACTAAGCTCTGTTATCTGATCGTTACCTATTGGGCTTGACAGGTGGTCGCTAACCTGATTAGATAGGGGTAGACAAGTGAACAGGGGAACAGGGTAGGGGATAGTCACCTATCTAACGGGCCGCCCGGGGTACATGCTCTCACCTGTTCCTAATCACTTGACAAGGCTAGGCCAGATGTGCTAGGGTAGTACCAGATAGGCAAGCAAGGCTAGATCAGACTAGACGAGAGGAGATGAGGTTATGTCTCGCGCTTCCAGCGCGAGCGTGTACGGTTCTTCATGGATTGACTTGGGACGTGTCCCTGCGCGGCGTAGCCGTCGTGCTTATGGGTTGCGTACTGCGTCGCATCCTGATGGTTGGGCACCTAGTGGTGCCCGTGCGAAGAAGCGTGCCCCTCGCGAGACTGTGAATGCTGACGGTATTCTGTCGCCGGTGTCGGCGTTGGATGATGACGCGCCGGTGATTCGGTATCGTCCGGACTATGCGACGGAGCGACGCTCCGCGGGTATCATTCCTATGGGAGAGTTCTAGACGAGAGGATAGGAGCATGACGACAAGGATCACGAACGCTGACATACGATCCGCATTGGAGCGACTGTCACGGGCATTGGATGCGGCAGGTTGTCCTGTCCCACCTGACCGGGACCTGGATCTACGTGCACCGTATGGTCAAGTGTTCTACGTGGTGTCTCATAGCATTGACGAGAAATGGAAGTTCGAGCACGATGTTCCTGGCTTCCGTGGATCGAACATGGGTTTCACCTCTAAGCGTGACGCTTATGAGGCTATCTGTCAGACTGCTAGGACATTGTTTGATCTTGACTCTGCCGTGGATGCTTGGCGTCCCGGCTCTCAGCAGAGGAGTGCGTGATGGAATACGTGGTGGTGTTACTGTTCGGTGTGATCATGGGTTTCCTAATCCGTGAGGGTGTGCTGATGATCGAAGAGTCTTACGATGAGGAGGAGGCACGATGACGCAGGGTGTGTGGTCGGATGACGGGACACGGTTTGCCAGTAAGAAAGCTATGTCCGATTCGATCAAATCTGGACAGATTGTGTTTCTTGAGGCTACGTCCGTGTTTGGGAATGAGTATGATGGTGCGTTAGATCATGCACCAGATGGGACGTATTATGTGGTGGGTCCTGACCCGTACAAGTCGCGTAAGTGGTATGCTCAGGTGATCAAGCAGGGTGGCACGGTCAAGGTCAAGTAGACGAGAGGATAAACGATGACGCGAGATGAGATGATCAAGAAGTTTACTGACATGATAGATCGTGCCTATGAGAATGGGTGGGATGAGGGATACCGTAGAGGTTTAGAGGATCAGGATAACTGAACGTAGACGAGACAGGAGACAGGTCATGTATCAAGTTCAGGTACGCAAGGCTCATGGCAAGTGGACTACCCGGTACTCGCTAGAGACAGAAGGGCAAGCGGCGTTCTGGTACTGTGGTCTGAACACTTTCGGGCCGTACCGTAAGCGGCTTGTGTCACCCGAAGGTAAGGTTATTGCTAGGCAGGAATGGTGAGGTGCCAATGCGGTCGACCCGCTAGTGTCTACGCAATGGACCCGCACCCCGATGGGTGGGCTGCGTACTACTGCCTAAACTGTAAGCCACAAGGTTGGATCATTACCGATTATGTGAAAGAATATTAGGGTAACGACGAGACGACAGGAGACGAGACGATGACGACATACACGAGGACTACGGTAGGGATTGACGATTACTTTCCTCCTCTTCCTGCGCTTGTGTTGGATGGTAGGCGTTGGAACGGTTGGGCTGTCCCTTTCTTCACGCTTGACACGGTTCGTGTGCTGGCTGAACTTGTGGAGCGTGACAGGATGGATGACGATGACCCGTATGTGGTGATCACGGGTGACGAGGTGCGTCTAGTGCAACCTCGCGCACAAGGTGACTACTTGAACTATGGCGAGTGGCATGCCGGTCAGGTTGTTGTGCCTACGATGATTGATGGTGTGGCGCACTATAGTGTGGGTGGCATGGATTGGTGCTGGCATGAGGTAGACGAGACTGAGGAGGACTGACATGAACAAGGATCAAGTGTATGAGTTGAATGATGTGCTGGCTGCGTTCATGGACCGGCACGGCATGCCATATGACGACGACAGGCTGAATGAGGCTGTGTGGGCGGCTGCTGCTGCCATGGAGAGTGAGGACTGACATGGCTAAGGTTGCTTTGAGGCACACTGATTCTGGTGCAAAGATTGTTGATCATACACCTACGCTGACTGTCGCCAAGCTCATCGAACAACTGTCCGAGATACCCGGTGACACACCTGTCATCGCTGTCACCTCAGGTGAGTGGTCTACGGTAGCGGCTAACGTGACAGGTGTTGACGTTGAGTATGACGGTAATGATCCTGATGAGGTGTTTCTTGTGACGCTAGAGTGCACAGATAACTACGATCCGAGACAGTGGTGACGACATGAAGGTGCATTTCGTTCCGAAGACGAACAATAAGAAGACGGGTAAGGTTGCTGCGACGTACATTACGGGTGACACGTGCCCTGACAGGTGCCCATTCCTTGGTGTGTGCTATGCGAATCAGGGGACGATGGGTAACTCGCCTTTCAAGATCGCTGACACGTACGGTAGTGAGGATCTGTCGCGTACCGCTGACGGTATCCGTGCACTTCCTGATGGTGCGCTAGTGCGTCACGCTGTGTCGGGTGAGCCGACACCAGAGTACGTGGCTGAGATCGGTGCGGCGCACGAGGATAGGCCAGACACGTTGGGTTGGACGTATCTACATTCGTGGCCTGACAGGTCACCTGCCGAGTTCCCTGTCAACATGGTGCCTAATGCATCGTGTGAGACACGTGATGAGGTTGAGAAGGCTATAGGTAACGGTTGGGACACGGTTCTTGTGGCTACGGGTGAGGAGGACGAGCTCATCGGTAGTGTAGTGGCGGGTAAGCGTGTGATCGTGTGCCCGAATCAGACACGTGGTGTCACGTGCGCTGACTGTAGGCTGTGCATGAAGCGTGATCGTGCTGTGACGATTGCGTTTCTGCCGCACGGTGCACATCGTAAGGTTTCGGAAGCGGTATCTGCTAAAAGGTAGCGGGTACATACAACATTAGATGATAGGAGATTGTGATGGGTTACTACGTTACGTTGATTGAGTCCGATTGGCGCATCCCTGAGCGTGCAGATGTGCTTGATGCTGTGCGTCGTATCGACACGGACTGGCATGAGTTGAAGCGTGGCGGGTCTTACGGGCCTAATGGCACGGAGGAGTCGTGGTTTTCGTGGATGAACGCTGACTGGACTGAGACTGAGACTGTCGCTGAGATCTTCCAGATGCTGGGCTTTGAGACTCACGCGCAGGATGGTGCGGTGAACGTGTACGGGTATGACAATAAGACGGGTCAGGAGGATTTGTTCCTCGCTGCTGTGGCACCGTTCATGCCGGATGGTTCGTACACGGAGTGGCGTGGTGAGGATGGTAGTTCGTGGCGGTACGTGGTTCGTGATGGTAAGCTGATGTATCAAGAGCCCGTGGTTGTGTGGCCTGAGGCTAAGCCGTACCGTTACGTGCATTATGCTCGCACGCCGATTGATCAGCCTCTTGTGGCTGTGTCTGTTGATGTGTATTCGCCTGTGTCTGTTGCTTTGCAGGTTGCTGCTGCTGTGAAGGAGGCTGTGTGATGTGTGTCTGTGAACGTTGCATGAGTTGGCTTAGGAAGGAAGAGGGTGGGCGGTGATGACTGCTACACCAGTGAGATTCGATGTGTGCCTAGCGTGCAAACTTGACATGCATCAAGAGTCAGTGACCGAGCCAGGTTTCTGCTACTGTTGCGGAAAGGAAATGTTCCATGTTTGATGAGGATGGTTACTGCCACTTGCACGCTATCGGCTTGTGCCCTGACTGTGAAGAGCGTGAAGCCGAAGAGGCAGCACACGATGCGTGGATAGACAACCAGATCAAATGGGAGCAGGAAGAGCGATTACTAGGAGCGGACTGATGAGACTACTTGACTTGTTTTGTGGCGCTGGTATGGCCTCCGATGGGTATCATGCTGCCGGTTTCACCGAGATCGTGGGTTACGACATCAACAATCAGCGCAACTACCCGTATGAGTTCCATAAGGGTGACGCTATGCAGATCCTTGTTGATGTTGAGTACCTGTCCACGTTCGACCTGATCCATGCATCACCACCATGTCAAGCTCACACGAGGGCGAAGCATCTGCGTGAAGCACAAGGAGGGAGGAGTAAGTATGATGATCTGCTCACGCCGACGCTTGCCCTACTCAGGGCGCAGTCTACGCCGTGGGTTGTGGAGAACGTGCCAGGGGCACCAGGAATGGAGGAGGCAGCGATTGAGTGTGGGTCGGCGTACGGTTTAGGTGTGCGTAGGCATCGCCTGTTCTTGTCTGACGCTGTGCCCCTAGTAAGTTCTGGCTGTGACCATAAGGGGCAGGGTAGGCCGTGGGGTGTGTACCACGTGCCGTCTGATGACATCCCGAAGGGTGGTAGGACGGCTAAGAATGTGGAGCATGGCCGTGAGGTGATGGGTGTGGCACGTGAGATCACATGGAATGAGTTGAAGGAAGGGTTCCCGCCTGCTTATACTGAGCATGTGGGTGGACAGATTATTTCGACACTGCGATAGGCTTCGCACCACCGGAAGGTGATTTGGAAGGAGCGTGGTCCCGGCTCCTGCGAACACGGGACATCACATAAACAACAAGGAGATATGATGGATGAGTTGAACGAGCTTGACCTTGCTGTGTTGCGTGGCAAGGCGATTATGGAATGGTACGACAATGCTTTCGGTAACCCTGATCCTCAGATTGAGGATGCTATGGTGGATCTTATTGCTTACCGTGAGGCAGGCAAAGAGACGACAACGACAGGAGATGAGTGACATATGGAGATTATTGCTGTCAATGACTGCAACCATGACTATGAGGTGATTGTTGCGCTCAAGGCACACGAGTTGATGGACCTTCGGCAGGCCACGTACGCCTATATCGGTAGGCGTGAGGATTGGTGGGTTGAGAAGGGCTGCCCGACACCTAACGGTAAGGACAAGGACTGGCGCATGACGATGGATGTGAACTTGAACATCATGCTGCGTGCACGTGAGCTTCACGGTGCGATTAGTGTGCTTGCTGATGGTGCTACGGCGTGGGCTAACCGCATTGAGGATCTTTACTTCGATGAGGAGGATGAGTCTGATGATTGATTTGACGAAGATTGATGCGTGGATGCATGCACAAGGCCACGCACCTGGCACCAGACTACTGCGTTTGAGTTTCATCAAGCGGTTCATCAAAACGTGTGACCCTGTGACGTGCACGATGTCTGATGTGGCTGTGTTCATGGCTAACGACAACTGGAAGCCTGCGAGTCGTGCCTCGGCGCGGTCAGCGTTGAAGGTACTGTTCGAATGGTTGAAACTTGAAGGACTCAGGTCTGATTCACCGATGGATGGGGTGAAACCTGTCAAGGTGAACCAGGGTGTGCCTCACCCGTGCCCTGAGGAGGGCTTTCAGACGGCCCTGAAGGTCGCAGATGACCGCACCCGCCTTGCAGTGATGCTTGCTGGTTTTGCGGGGCTGAGAAGGGCTGAGATCGCTGGTATGCATGGCTCTATGATCGGTGAAACTGAGCTTCGTGTCACAGGTAAAGGCTCTAAGACAAGGGTTGTACCTATTCACCCTGATCTGGAGCCTTGGCTGGCCCCTTACAGGGGCAGGGATGTGTTCCTGTTCCCTTCAGGTGCCACGCATCTGACTCCCACAAGTGTGGGTAGGATGGTGCGTAAGGTTCTGCCTGATGGGTACTCTACGCACTCGCTGCGGCACAGGTTCGCCAGTCAGGTGCACGCGAACAGTAAGGATCTGCGTGCAGTGCAGACTTTGCTGGGTCATTCGTCGTTGGCGACGACACAGATCTATGTGAATGTGTCTAGTGACCAGTTGGCTAATGCTGTGGGTTCCCTTGCCAGGTTGTCTGATGGCTAAGGCGAGACGCAAAGGCACCAGTAAACTTGGCTGGTGTATTACTGGGCATCATGTTGAGTGTTGGAAGAGTGTTGGTAAACTTGTGTGTGGCTGTGATTGTCACGCCGATAACATAAACGATAAGGAGTGAATGTAAATGTCTGATGTTATGTCTGATCAGCGTGCCACGCTCATGCTGGCGCGTTACCTGTATCATTCGTACTGCAAGGAGAAGGGTTACAGCCCGTATGCGCCTCCGTGGGTTCCTCGTTGGGCTATTGACTATGCTCAACTTGCGGTGAAGGTGTACGGGTACACGGATGAGGCTGTGGATGAGCTGCAAGATGAGGTGGAGAAGATGGATATCCCTGCTGAGGCGTCATAATGAACTATCCTGAGTGGACTGGTGATGAACCATGCCGACAGATTGATCCTGAATTGTTTTACCCGTCTTCTTTCAACGCTGTCCGCACAAGAGACAAGGCATTGATGAGGGAAATATGTGACAGTTGCCCTTCGAAAGAGCCGTGCCTGATGTGGGCGATTAGAAGTGAAGTTGAGGGGTGGTGGGCAGGCACGACACCTAACGACAGGAAGCAACTTAGACGAAAAATGAGGATACAATTACAGCGACCTGTTATTCCCATTACGGATAGGAGAGCGTCGTGATCTGTCAGCCCTGCCTTCAAGGCGCAGCACACAATAGGGCGTGGAGGGCCGGTGGGGGGCAAACGTTCCTTGACCTGGCTGCTCAAGAGCATGCAGCCTGTAAAGGCTGCTCATGCCAGCACGCTATCGGAGCTGACTCTTTGGTTGTCACTCCACTATGAATCAAAAGCCTTGGTCTTCCTTGTTCACTGAGATAGGGGAAGATGGGCCTGACTACAGGTGGGCTGGACCTACGCACACATGCTTGTGTGGCTGTGACCAGTTCGCTGCAGTGGTGAAGTTCGAAGAGGGCAAGCCTTCGTTCTATTTCCTTGATGTGCGTTGCGCCTCGTGTCACGCATATCTGATTGCCCCTACGGAGATTGATGAACAGTATTCTTGAACCTGAATATGACCGGATCCGCAGGCAAGCTCATGCTCTTGGGGTTCGGGAAACGAGAGATAAGATAATGCATACATTGATGCAGTGGGCCACTACGCATCCTGATGCTGTTGTTCGGGATGAGTTGTGGGCTGTTGCCGAGAAGATTAGGGAGGCTAGTGATGTCTAGTGTTGAGTCAGATGCACACGTGGGTGTGTATCTGAATAAGCGTCATGTGAATGTGCAGGATGTGAAGGATTGGGTTGCGGAAGTTGAGCGCCTGCGTATCCCTGAAGATACTGTGCTTGATGAGTGCATTCTTTCGATCATCTGGCGTTCAGACATTCTTGATGTGACGGAGAATGAGTCCGAGTTGGGTGTGTGGGGCACTGACATTATCGTTGGGATGCCTCGTGCTTGATTGCTTTTGGTGTGCGGCCCCGCTCAATCAGGGCGGGGTCTGCACATCATGCGCGTCAATCTTCCCAGTCTTCCCAAATGTCGTAAGGCTCATTCCTGAAAGCGATCAGGATGGAACCAGCAACCCAGCCAGCAGCTAAACCAAACACAGCAAACACGGGAATCAGTAACCAAACCCACCAGTTCATGCGGACCTTCCCTTCGCATTCCACCAAGGCAACTCACCGCCAAGCTTATCGACAAGACGTTCAATAGCACGCTGCTCACGACGCTGAATCGTTTTCTCACTCACATCAAACGTGGCAGCCAACACTTGATGGGTCAACCCACCATCCTCATACAGTTCCCTAAGCAGAAGTTGGTCTTCTTCACTGAGGGAATCGAAACCTGACTTCACGTCAATCACAGTAGCAAGCCTAGTGTTACCTTCACTGGGCCTGGACGCACCAGACACACGTTCTTGATCGTTACTGGACCCTGACAGCCAGTCATCAATATCGAAAATGTCGGGTAGAACTTCCCGCACAATGGCTGGCGTGTAGTAGGCGATGTCGCCTTTCTCCAAATGGTAGACGCGGCGACGTTCTTTAGCGATGTGGGACAGGCAGATCTGCTTCACGGAGAAACGCAGCAGATTCTCACCGTGCTTACCTTTCTCCCGCCACATCTCCACCTTGCGGGTATGCTCCAAAGCCCACAGCACACCCTCATTGATCAGATCTGATAACGGAATGAACTCTCTCTGCGCTCTATGCGCGTTCGTGGCCCCCTGCGTGATGATTTGCAACTCACGGTCGGTCAACTCCACGAATACTGCTCTCCTTCTACAATGAAAGACTTCTTCTCAATGGGTACAGGGCATGGGGTGACACGAGAACCATCAATGTAAACGAGCCCGAACCCCTGCTGCCAGTTATGGGTCTTCGCATACTTGGCTTTACGCATATCCATGAGGTTGCCCACTTCAAACCCGTACAGTACACGGGTTGCTCGTCCGTTTACGGACTGTGTGTAGGGCTGTAGCCCTAGCCTGTGTGTGTGACCGCAGGCAACAGACAAGCCAACCTTCTTCGATAGTCCTTGTGCTGTCTGTCCTGCGATTTGGGAGACACCGGCCTCGTCACCGTGCATAGCAACCCAGCCAGTGGCGAAAGGGAACGCTTCCTCATGGAAGGTGATACCCAGCTCGGGTAGGCGTAGGAAGTTTTGTAGTTCAATCTCAGGTAGACCAAGCAGACCTGGCAGGCGTCGCATGATCTGGTTGTAGAGCCTGTCTGTGTGGTTGGAGCGGATCACATGCTGCACCTGCAGGTCACGGAGCACCTGCACGGTAGCGTCACGGTCTTTCCCGATAGACCTTTCCCATTCTAGGGCTGTGCCTTGTGACCAGCGGGAGATCGTCTGCATGTCCATCTCGTCACCAATGGTGAGGACAATATCGTCTGCCCCTTTCAGGTCACTGATGGCCTGGGCTACGGCATCGACTGCTTTACGGTCATGGTAGGGCACTTGCAGATCTGAAATAATCCATGCACGATGCATGTCTTTCCCTCTCGTTAGGTCGCCGTGGGCACTGTGAGTGCGGCGACACCGTGCCCGAAGAACACGGCGTAGGAACCTTCACCATCAGACAGGTACACGAACCCATAATGGTGTAGGCGTTTAGCTATCTCTACGATAGATACTTGCGCCATCTGTATGACAGCACCTGACACGAGGTGGACGTTCACTATCGGGTCCACCATTTCGGACACGTCAGGGAACCCTGACTCATCAACGGTCACGTGCGTGCCTTCACACCAGGCCAGTCACCGTCAATGCACATGACCCCGATCAGTCCATAGTTGGCTAGATCCATCCACGAATCCCGCAAACGCTCGCCGTACACAGGCGTATCGGATGACAGCAGGTTCTTGATGCGTTCCATCTTGTCACCCATGCGAACCACTAGGGCAGTGAGCGGGTCAGGGTAGCCGTTGGCGATGTTACCTGGGCCGTAGTCCCTGTGACGCCCAACCATGATGTCTTCAGCCTCATCGAACACGCGAGCGACAGCGATGAGGAAGGACGGTTCTAGTCCTTGACTGGCGGCAGGTAACCCCCGATGAAACCTTTCTGCTTGTTGAGGTGGATTCTCACTAGCCCAAGCCCCTGTAATGCGAACGTGAGCCGTTCCCAATCCTCGTCCAGCAACGTCAAACACCAGCCCTCCTACGAATACCTTCAACACCTTCATTCAGGAAGGTGCTGTTCACGTCCATACCATCCGGCATGTGGATGACCACTGCCTGATCTATGGTGGTAGCGATCTTCTTACCTAGTTCTTTCCCTGGCTGATCCCCATCACACAGCACGAGGACACGCTCATAGTCGAGGAATGCTCTGCCGTAGAAGGGTTTCCACGCTGATGTTCCCTGCAGCGCTACTGCTGGGATACCGCACAAGCCTGCTGTGATGCAGTCGATCTCACCTTCGCAGATAGCGATGTAGTCTGATGCCTGCCGGAAAGCCATCACGTTGTACAGGATATGTTCTGATCCTGCACGGGACAGGTACTTCGGGGACTGCTCATCAGTGACAGCCCTGAACCTCACATCCACCACACCTGTGGGGGTGATGTAGGGCAGGGACATGCGACCAATGAACTGCTCATGCCCGACAGCAACATTATCTACCGTGACGTACCCGAGAAGATGCTGCTCTGCTGCTGCCTTGGTAATCCCTCGTGCCGCCAGATACCCCGCTACCTCGTCCACGCTCCCGTGATAGTTCTTCACCGCTTCCGCTAGAGACAGTTTCAACGATTCTGAAAGCATTACGCCAGTCACCTCCCTCAATCTCCTTGACTAAACCAACAACGTCGCCTTTGAACCCGCATGACATGCAGGCAACCCCGCCCGTGTCGTTGTTCACCCGGCAGGACGGTTTCACGTCTGTGTGTAGACCGCAGGAGATGGTTTGCCACCCGTTCCTGGGTGAAGGCACCTTCCACTGGTAGTGCTTTAGCACAGCCCACAGGTCACCTCTTTTGTAGGTGTAGGAGGAGTGCGGCAAAATCATCAGCCTCCATCACGACATAGGATTTGGATATAGGATTCATTCGCCGCTTCACGACAGCGGCACCGATCACAAGGTCAGCAGGCATGGGCTCATGCACATGCTTCGCCTCCCACCTCAGAGCCTCACTGGTGGCTTCAGCCATGTAACCTGACAGGTTCATGGCTTTCTCGTTCTTCGCCTCAAGGATCACGGCCAGGTCATGCACACGAATGAGCAGGTCACCTTCATCATCCTTGCCACGCCTGACTAGACGTGTCGTGTGCAGAAACTTCTCCCTGAAAAACTGCTCCAGGTCAATTTCGAAAGCTGCGCCCTTGCGCTTATTGGCTTTGGCCCTGCTACTGGCATCCATGAATCTCCACCCCACAGTCACAGCACACCCAGTTTTCGTCGCCTTCGAACGTCATCAGGCGCACGCAACCTTCATGCTTGCAGTCGTTCACAGGTTAATATCCTTGATCTGCATACGGGCAGGGTCATACTCCAGCCACAACGCCGTGGAACCTGACGGGTCAGCAGGACCGTACCTGTTTTTCACGGGGGCAACAGCCATAAGACCATCAGACGGTGAGGCGAGGGTGCAGATAAGCGACGGGATCTGCGCTATCTTACCGTGTAGTGCTGCCCTAGGTGGGCAAGGGTTGCCCTGATACTGCTCACTGGTGTGATGTAGCACAAGTACGGCAGCACCTGTGTCTCTCGCCCACCACTTCAACTCCCGCATCAAAGAACGCAGGGAACCGAACTCGTCACCATGCTCATGCAGAACGTCAATAGCGTTATCAACCACAAGCAGCCTCATGTTGTCACCGTGCACCTCACGGTACAGGGCAACCTCATCAGCCAGATCAGACAACGACGGGGAAGCGTCGAACATCCACGAGATGTGGGATGCATGCTTGGCAAGAACATCGGAAGCCCAACTAGAATCAGCTTGAATCCGGTTCTCCACCTCATGCTGAGACAATCCTGTCAGCATGGCTGTGGTACGCAAAGCCATCGTGGCCTCATGCGTGTCCATGCTGGCATACAATGTGGGTACACCTGACAGGACAGCGATAGACAGGGCGAGGGTTGATTTGCCTGCACCCGGTGGGCCTGCAATCATTGTCACCTCACCTCTACGGATGGTGATTTGATAGTCGGAGAAAGACTTGAACGGGGCGGGGATGATAGCCCCGCCCCTGTCCAGTTGTCCGACTGCACGGTCAAGTCGCCTCATCTATCACCAGTTGCTTTTCACTGGACGTAAACAGTTCTCGCAGTCGCACATGCTTCACCCCCTAGGCGGGGAACGTGTCCCACTCGGGTGTGCCCCGCTTAATCCACACAGGGTCACACTTGGCCCCACCCTGGGGTGCGTTACACATCCACGCCTTCCACGGTCCCTTCGCCCCAACCTTCGATACGGGGTTACGTGCACCGTGTGCACAAGCGGGTGCGACAGCAGACTGGAACGCCGCAGGGGGGCCAGCAGGGGAAGGTGCCTGCGGTGCGACGTTCCAGCCTGCGTCAGGGGCAGCAGGTGCAGGAGGCGGTGCAGCCTGCTGCTGGTACAGGGTTGACGCATTCGATGCGGCAACAGTGAGAGTCACAGACTCAACGAATGTGCCCATGTTTTCTGCGATCTCAGCCCAATGCATCTGGAACTCTGACGCAGAGTTACCACGCACGGTGAGCTGAACATCATGGTCAGCGATACGTACCCGCATGTTTGCGGAGAATGGTGCTTCAGTGCTAGACATTGACAGCCTCCTTCAAATTGAACGATGGTGCGAACAGTGTAGCAGGATTGTGAACATAGCAGTGGGTGCGGACACCGCAACCTTTGCACATGGATGTAACATGGGGCAGGAAGATTCCGGCCTGCACTCCAGCGTAAGTCTTAGCCACCCAGTAGTCAACCATCTCATCCGTGTACGGCTGAAGGTCATGGATGGTGGATAGGGATCCTTCACGGGCCATCCAGTACGCACCGTAAGGTGCGTCAATGCCGTACGCGGCTTTCAGGGCACGGCGATAGAACGCGAGCTGCATCGGTGCTGGGGTAGTTTTACCTGTCTTCAGGTCAACGATCAACACTTCACCTGTGTTCGCATCCACGAACACCCTGTCAATGAAACCTTTCAACTGGATCAGTTCCCCATCAACCTCAATGTCTACACGGACATCAAGTTCGATAGCAGGCTTGCCGTCCTCCATCTTCAGGATGTGCAGGGACGGGTTGTTTTGACGCCAGGTGATCCATGACTGCACGTAGGCTGGGCCGTTAGCCATCCACCAGGCGTAGTCCTCACCGTTAGGGGCAGCCTTCGTGGGCCTGCCACCAGCACGAGGTGTCTTACCCTCGGGGAACTGTGCAACTTCTTGCTCTAGGGACTTGCGGAAAGCATCAAGCCCGATCTCCAGTAGTGGGTTCATGCCTGATACTCCTCAAACAGGTGATGGTCGATGGCTTCGGTGGCCGTGTGTACGGCGGTGCCTCCGGCGAACCAGTAGGCAGGATCTTCAGCTACGCCAACGATCCTTGTCAAACGGTATTTTTCTCCGCAGTCCACGTAGGTGGAGAACTGGCTGTAGGAGATGTGCGGTATTGGTGTTTCACTCATGGCAGGTACGGTAGCGTAGAGGTCTGACAGCCTGCGGCATTGAGTTTTTTCTTCGGCGTGTCGCGGCTGGTTTACATCGGCGATCCCAGGTTACACTGTTACCTATATAGGTACAGGTATAGGTATATTTGTACAAATTGTACAAATAAGAAAAAGAGCCAGCCCTTAGGGGGCTGGCTCATATAGGTATTACTATATCTTATAGGATATATCTTCTGCCGTAGTCTAAAGACACCCCCTAGGATGCCCCTATATGGCCCTGTAAGGGCCGTAGACGAGAGAAAACCCCCTCCCAGGTATCCGAAGACCCTAGGAGGGGGTTAGCCTCTCAGAATGGCTGAGAATGATTCTAGTTTTTAGACCTTGAACCACCGTTCAAGAAGACCTTTGATACCAGTTTGATCTGAAATCATGAGGCGAGCAATCCTACGGCGCTCAGTCTTCAACTCCAGACCATCAGGATCATTCTTCCGACCAGGCGCATACGTCTTATGGAACTCCAGAGCCACCTTCGGATCCAGCCCATAATGCTTCATCAAAGCAGCAGTGCCCTTCCGCAAACTAGACACCTGCTCCTTCGTCCACTTCTCACCCGTATTGTGATCAGTCTCAATACCCAGATAAAACTGGTTACCCGTAGAGTTCGGGGCCAAAGCACTAGACCCGACACCCGCATGATTCGTCAAACCAGCCGCATACACAAACCACTTACCTGAACGGTCAATCCAGATAGCAGCGCACGGAGCAAGATCAGAGTACATGCACCAATTGAGAGCACCCGGCGAATCCCCCGCTGGGGAAGCATCGTGATGCCACATGATACCCCGAAGTTCAGAATACCCGAGCCCATTCCAGCCCACCTGCTTCCACGTCTTCCCCGCATACCTGCCGTACTTGTACGTCAAACCCTCAACAGGCACACCAGCTTGCCGAAGAACCTTCACCAGATCCTTCAACCACACACCCGTACTCACAGATCATCATCCTCATCAGGCAGGACAACAGCCTCATCCACCAGGGACGGGCCAAGGAACGGACCCACGTTGTAGGAAGCAATCGAAGTCAACACAGACACGACAGCAGCAGTAGCAGCGACAGCCAGACCCTGCTGCCAGTCGATGGTCAGAACCGTGACACCGGCAACGAACAGAGCCACGAGAGCTTGAGCGAACGTCTTAACGGCACGCTCCCCAGCAGCGACCCAGAAACCCTTGTCATTCAGCAATGTGTTCAAGCTCCTCATCAATCCTCACGATCTCCTTCTCAATACGAGAAATCCGTGTAGCCATGTCATCCACCTTCGTGTGAAGGTCACCTAAAGACTTGCCACCGTTCTTAGGCATGCGAACGTCGATATACCTTTCAAGAGGCTTCACGATCAAAAACTTGCCCACAGCAATTACTGCACCAACAACAGCAGTAAGAAAAGCCAAAACAATCGCAGCATCCTGCACGACCTGAACCCAATCCGGTGTGTCGTAACCCATCACAACTCCCGGCAGGTCACGACCATCACGCCACCCATACCAGACTGCTGCCGCGGAGGAGAAGTTTGCACCATTTGCAGGTCTTCAATGAGAATCGTGTACGTCTCTTTAGCCAAAAAATCCTGCAACACAACAGGCGTACCCTGCACCAAAGCATTACGCAGATTCTGCCAGCGAGTAGTCGCATAGCCAGGATAACCAACCCTCTGACCAAATCTGTCTGTCTCTTCATCAAAACAGAGAAGCGGCAAGCGCCACTGCTGCTTACGAGGAACAGCAGGAAGAGCCTTCAACTGCCAACCAGCAATCTCAGGACCCTTAGTGTTATCGGAAGAATCACGAGTCAACGTGATCTTCAAACCGAGAGACTCAATAGGCACAGAAGGAACAACCTGCACCTCAACATTCGAAGACCCATCAGGGTACGTGTACAAGGCAGCCTCAGTTCCACCCTGCTGCACACTAGACACAGCAACAGTGCCCTCAAGCACAGACCTGCGAAGATTCAAAAACCGAAAAGACTTATTCTCCAGCGTGTTATACCGGACCTGGCCCGTATACAGGTAGCCACTAGAAACAAGCTGAGTAGGATGCTCCTCATACAGGCCGTTACTGTTCACCCCGACAACGATCCTGCCTGTGCAACCAAGAGTGCACACCCCGTCAACAGAACCTGTCTTACCTGTGTCAAGGTCAGCAGCCCACGCTGCGCGACCCTCAGGATCAAGATTCGACAAATCGAACCGGATCACACCAGCCTTACCAGACCCCACATCAGCCACACCCACATACACGAACCTGTCAAAACCAGCCGCATAGCCAGTAGTTGCACCCGTGTACGACAACGGCCCGTACGTGACAGAACCGTCACCGCCAAGCAAACCAATCCTGACACCCACATTCGTCATAATCACAATGTAGGAACCAAGATACGAGAACAAGCCAAGAATGATTTCACCAGCAGGCATCTCAGCGACAGTCACCGCAGACGTAAGCGTAGGCAATTCCCCGTTAGCCTCATCAACAGTGAACTTGTAAATCGTGCTCACAGCACCAGCATGACCAGCAACCAGAATCGCAGCCGGTGCCTCACAGGCACCAGTCCACGTCCAATCCGACTGCGGATGCGTGTAGAACGCTGCAGGAAGGTTACCGCCAGTGAAACCACCCAGCTCATACAGGTCAGCACCGTAAGCAGCCATCAGACGCTGCTTCACCCACCAGCCACGCCCCGACGTGGACTTCGAATGAGTCCACAAACTAGACGCTGTAGTTCCAGACGCAGCAACCTTATCAATACCGTCATCATGGAAAGCGAAAACACCAGAACCATACGAAGCCAGGTATTCCACATTCTCAGTGAAACCAGTAATAGTCGTGGCAGTAGTACCATTCCACTTCTTCACACCACCATTACCTGTAAGCCCAAACGCATAACACACGTTATTAGCCTCGTCACGAGCAGACGCAACATTCGCCAAACCAGTCGAAGTGAAACCTTCACGCACCGTAGGCAACAGTTTCAACACGCCAGGAGTCCACACATCCACACCCTGCGACCTGTTGAACCGTGTCATCAGACGCTCATTATCGGGAGGCTCAAGGTAAGTGATACCAGCACCACCACTGAAATCCCGCTGGCTACGCAGCCACCAGCCCGTCAACGACTGCTCACCAGGATCACGACTGTTATCGAACTGCTCCTTATTCACCGAAGTGAACGCACGAGTCAGCGGGAACTCGTCAGAAGCGACACCGAGGAACGGCTGACCAGCGATAGCCCACTCGTAAGCGAACGCGCCAAGAGTGAACGAGTTCAAGCTAGCCGAATAAGCAACACCAATATCAAGCAGTACGCTATCGGTAATGTCAGTGGTGACAGTCAATGTTTTTCCTCGCAGGCTCTAGCTAGGGAGGGCACAACAAAAGGGTGCCCACATTGGGCGCACCTGTACGGGTCGTTAATCTTCGTCGTATTCGACGTATCCGAGGAAGTCCCAGATGTCGTCATCCATGACAGCTCCTTATACGGCAGCACAGTGCAGCACTAAGTGCTGCATTACTGCATCACAGTGCAGTGGTTCTCATAGCCGGAAGCCATCCTCCGTTTATGAGAAGTGCAAAGCCCCATCAGTCCCTGGGGACGATGGGGAGTTAGATCGCAGAGGCCAGGGGACCCTCATCCGAGGGCCAATCCCTGGCATACTTCCCGCCCACTAATGGACGGACATCATCAACTCTTACGTTGCGGACACGGCGAACGTGGCGATAGCCACGGCGCTGTCGCGGGTGTCCGACTTGGGCAGGGCAGTCTTAAGCCCGTCTACAATCGCCTGCCGGACCTTGGCAATCAGGGCGCATTGGCAGCAGCCCGTCTCGCAGGTCACCTCGTCCAAGCACATCGGATCGTGGGTCACGCCGTGATCCTCCCAGCCCTGCCCGACATCGAGGCCAAGCCGACACGCGGTTATTGACAGGGGGCGTCAACCCCTAGGTTCAGAACTAGACGCCTAGGAGGGCGGCGGCCTCGTCAGCGGTGAGGCCGAGGGCTTCCAGCTTGGCAATGGCGCTGGCCTTAGCGGCGGCCTTGGCCTCCTCCGCGGCGACCCTCTCAGCCTCCGCAGCGGCAGCGGCAGCGGCGTCAGCCTCACGCTGCGCGATCTCCTCGGGCGTGAGGGGCCGCTCGGTGACGGTGCCGTCCGTGCAGTCCACTATGACGGCGATGGGGGTGGTGTCAGACATGAGGCTCCTTTATGCCTTAGTGATGCCGTGGAGGTAGAAAGACGAGCCTGAAAGCACGTTGCCACTTGCTGGCGTAAACAGAAGGCTGCTGATTGCGCTAGTAGATGACCACAGGCCAGCGCCAGCCGCTATGAGAGACGTTGTAGAGTTATTCTCAGTGGCTACTTCTATGCTCA